TTCAGATTGCGCTTGAGCATTGCGACACGAAGGCAGGCACATACGCGGCTTTGACGACGTTGCCCGACACGGCTGCGACTGCCTTGAAGCGTGTGCTAATCCGGTTGCCCCTGGAACATAAGCGCTTCTTGCGCTTGAAGTACACGGTCACCGGCACCGTTGCCGACGGAAAGTTCACGGCAGGAATTACTCGGAGCGTTGACCTTCAGCAGGTCTACAAGGCTGAAGATTACGGATTCGACGATTAATCGCCTTCCGCGATTGGATTCCAGAAAAGACGAACTCGGGGGCGCAATGCCCCCGTTTTTTTAGGAGCTAACCATGGCTACACCGGTTGACATCTGCAACGCGGCCTTGAGCATACTCGGTAACCCGGGCGACATCGTGAGCATTTCCCCTGTTGAGGGCGGACGGTTCGCCGAACGTTGCGCACGCGAGTACCCGATTTGTCGCAACACCGTTTTGGAGTCGTACGACTGGAGCTTTGCAAGCCGTCGCACGGCGCTATCCCTTCTTTACAAAGATTATCACGGCTGGGGCTTTGCGTACGCCAAGCCTGCAGACGCGGTGAGCATTACGTCAATCATCGAAGAGGGCGACAGATACTACGAGAACCCGAACGACTTTATTTTGGAGACCGACCCAAAGACGGGCAACGAGTTGATTCTGACGGACGTGGAGAAAGCGTACTGCCGTTATCAGTTCTACTGCTCGAACTCGAACAGGTACACGGAAAAATTCTGCCAAGCGGTGACATTGCTCCTCGCTACGCGTTTAGCCGGCGACATCATCAAAGGCACATCGGGAATGAAGGTCGCTGAGAGCCTGACGAAGCAGTACAGCGTTGCGCTTATCGAGGCCAAGCACTACGACATGAAGCAGCGCAGACGTGAGCGAGATATTCAGTCCACGTGGAACAAAAAAGCCGGACGGAGGATCTAATGACAGTCGTAACGCAAAAGAATTTTTCGGGCGGAATCATGAGCCCGATGATGCTGGGGCGCTCGGACGACAGCAAGTATCAGTCGGGTCTAAAGGAATGCGAAAACTTCATTTGCCTACCGACCGGGGCCGTTCAGAATCGTCCCGGATTTGAGTACGTACGCGAATGTAAGTACGCAGACAAACCGGTGCGTCTCGTGCGATTTACCTTTTCGCGCGACCAGACGATGGTCCTTGAATTCGGTGACAAGTACGTGCGCTTTCACACGCAAGGCTCGACGCTCCTGAATGACGATGGCACGCCCTACGAGATTGAGAGTCAGTATTCGAGCGCCGACGTGATGGAACTGCAGTTTGTGCAGAGCGCTGACGTGATGGCAATTGTTCACCACAATTACCCTCCGACAGAGCTACGTCGTTACTCAGTGCGCGATTGGCGATTTAACACAATCAACTTCAACAACGCGCTCGCCGCACCAACAGGCGTGACTGCCGTCAAGGCATCCACGGCAGAAAACGAAATCAACGCCGACAAGTACACCTTCCGGTACTGCGTCACGGCCTTGAACAAGGACCGCACAGAGCAGTCCGTGCGTAGTGCCATCGTAGCGTGCCAGGCCAACATTTACAACAACGGCACGACAATCAAAATCTCGTGGTCCGCCGTGACAGGTGCGAGTTTTTACCGTATCTATCGGGACGTAGGCGGCATCTTTTCCTACATCGGAGAGACAGAAGACCTATCCATCATTGACAACAACATTGCTCCCGACAGCGACTACACGCCCCCGAGATTCGACTATCCGTTCTCGGAAGCTAAGGGCATCGCGTCCGTGACTGTGACGGCAGGTGGTAGCGGCTATTCAAATGTTGAAAACGGTGTTGCAACGACGAACGTCTGGTTTTCCTTCACACAAAGCTCTTCTAGCGGAAAGCCGCTTTTGAACATCTACGATGAGAAAAACCTGGGGTCCGGTGCAAAAGGCACGCTGGTTTATTCTGAAAGCTCTAGTACACGGGAGGAATGGGAAGATTCCGGTGACAGTGGCGGTTACGTTACGTATTGGGAATACACACTGACGATTACTCAAGTGACAATCACCGAGCCGGGCAACGGCTACATCAAGCCGAAAGCGGAACTCCTGATTCCGGTCGGTTCTATGACTGATAAAGCGTTTTTATTTTTAGCGGGTAAGGAAAAAGAGTATTGGAAAAAAGTAGGGAAGATTTACTACAGACGCAAGGTCGTCGACCTCAATAGCGTCACATCTGCGCCAAAGGCATGGGTAACAGACAGCACAGGATCCGGCGCAGAACTTAAAGTATCTGTCGCAAACGGCTCGGTCTCTGCCATTGAGGTTGTGAGTCACGGCGCAGGCTACTCAAGCCCGACGGTTCACATTTCCGCACCTGTCGGCTCAGGCGCAACGGCAACGGCTACGGTCAACCCCTCGCCGGACTACCCGCAGTGTATAGCCTACTTTGAGCAACGGCGTGTGTTTGCTGCGACTCCGAACCAACCGCAGGCCATTTGGATGACAAAGACCGGAACGGAATCGGACCTGTCGTATCGTATCCCGATTCGGGATGACGACAGAATCTCCTTCAAGATTGCCTCGCGTGAAAGGCATGAGATTCGGCACATTGTTCCGCTCAATCGCTTACTTATCCTTACCGAAGCAGGCGAATGGGTTGTGGCATCCGTGAACTCTGATGCGATTACTCCGACGTCAGTGCAGTTAAAGAGCCAGTCATTTATCGGCGCGAACATGGTCGAACCGCAGATTGTCAACAATTCAGTGCTTTACTGCGCAAGCCGTGGCGGACATGTGCGAGAGCTCGGGTACAACTATCAGGCAGGCGGATACATCACGGGCGATTTGTCACTACGCTGTGCGCACCTGTTTGACTACTACAGCGTGATGGACTCTGCGATCTCTCGCGCTCCGTACCCGATCGCGTGGTTTATTTCCTCATCGGGTGCGCTTTTGGGATTGACCTACGTGCCCGACCAGCAAATCGGAGCGTGGCACGAACACACAACGGACGGACGCTTCGAGTCGGTTACGAGCGTAGCCGAGGGTGACATTGACGCTGTGTACTGCGTCATTTCGCGCACAATCAACGGTACGACCAAACGCTTTATCGAACGCATGCACGACAGGCAGATAAAGGACATTTCCGACTCGTTTTTTGTGGACTGTGGAGGCAAGTACGAGGGCGAGCCGACAAACACAATCACAGGGCTTTCGTGGCTTGAGGGCAAGACCGTCAACATCCTGGCTGACGGTGCTGAGATGCCTTCGCAGAAAGTCACGGACGGCAAAATTACACTGAGCGTCAAAGCAAGAAAAGTTATCGTAGGCTTGCCTATCGATGCACGGATTACAACGCTTCCTGCCATTGTCCCGATGAAAGACGGCTCGGACGCAGGCTCTCGACCGAAGAACGTCAACAGCGTGTTCCTGCGTATCTATCGCTCGTCGGGCATTTATGCCGGTCCCGAAGACGGCGAGATTGTGGAGTACAAGCAGCGCACAACAGAAACGCCCGGCAGTCCGCCTCGGCTTCTCACAGGCGGTATCTCCGTGGACATTGTGCCCGAATGGAATGACACCGGCTCGGTCACGATTGAGCAGCAAGCACCATTGCCTCTCACGATTCTTTCCGTGGCCTCTGACATGGAACTCGGCGGTTAGTGCAGTTGTCATCCTCGCTGTGGTGTTGAATCAGTGCATCACAGCGAGGTAGCTATGGCATACGACTTACCGAAAGGCTGGGGCGACCTAACTCTGCCCGACTTTTCCGCAATGGAAACAATCACGCCCAAATACTCAGCCGAAGGCACAGGCGCATCCTCCGGGCTTTCGTCCGTGCAGACTGCCGGTCTTTGGGGCACGGCGATTCAGGCTCTCGGGCAGGCATGGGTTGGCTTCAGCCAAGCCAAGCGCATGAACGACTGGTACGACTCGATGGAGCGCATCGCCGAAATCAACCGACAGAGAGCTTCGTTGCAGGCAAATGCCGCGCTCATGGCATCGAACCGCAACATTTCCAAAATCACAGGTCAGTACGGCGCACTCAAGAGCAAGCAGACGGTCGGTATGGCCGCCAACGGCATTGCCTTGGGATTCGGCAACAGCAAGGAAATTCTTGCCACTACGGACCTATACAAGCAGATGGATGCCAATACGGCATACGCCAACGGCCTGAATGCTGCGCTCGGCTATATGAGCAAGGCGACGGCACAGTACCAAGCGTCCGTCGCGGCGCAAGCATCTAAGGGCGATGCCTCGTTTGTCGGCACGCTCGGTGCGCTCGGAGCAATCGAGAAGACGCTCGGATACTACATAGATAAAAGCTATGACGGCTTCGGACCGGGCACAGACAAGACCACACTGAAGGGAGAACGGTAATGGCAATCGTACCGATGCCTGACGGTCCGAAGGTATCTCCGACCGTCCAGCAGGCAGACAACATTTCGCTCATTGCGCCCAAAGAAAACCAAGCCGAAAATGCCGCGCTTGCCGATTATGGTAAGGCCACTTCGTACCTATCGAAGGCTGTTGACAATGCCTACGAGCGCTTCAGTAAAGCAAAGGCTGACGCTGCGTTTAACGACATTCAGATTGCAACCGATGACATTCTCCGAGGTCAAAACGGCGCACTGCTCAAGCAGGGAAGCGAATGCATTTCGGGCGACAAACCCTTTGTAGACGACTACATGGGGCAGATTAAGAAGGTCGTTGCCGACAGTGCTCAGGGATTAGACCCCTATCAGAAGCGCATCTTGCAACGCCGTGTCGGCAATTTCATGGCAAACCGCCATGCGGAACTTACTCGCCATCAAATCAAGGAAGCGCAGGCGTTTGAGGTTACGGTCAACAAGACAAAAGCCGAAATCGCAGGACGCAACATCGCAATCGATCCTGCGAACATCGAAAGCGTCAAGCGCAATCGTCAGGACATCGCCGAAGCAATCATTGCCATGAATCCCGGCGCACCGAAAGAGGCACTGGACAAAGCGATTGACGACGCTGTGAGCAAGTCGCTCGTGACCGGCATTGAGTCCTTTATTGCCAACGGAGACCCGGGCAGAGCGCAGGCTCTTTTTGCGCACTACAAGGGCAAGGGCATTACCGCTTTTGATGCGCTCTCGCTACAGCCCAAAATCAGGGATGCGCTCATCAAGAAGCAGAAAGAGGCGCAGACGCAATACGCCTTGATGGCTACGGCTCAGTCCGTAAGTCCCAAAGGCGTTGCCTCATCGACGCTTACTGCACCTGACGGCTCGGAGTTCGATGAGAAGCGATTTAACACGGCGGCCGAACAGGTCACAAATGTCGGCAGACCGGGATGGGTTGCTTCTGCCTACTTGCTCGGAGAGGAGAAGACCAAAGAGATTTTGGGCGAGTGGAGCAAGCGGGCTGAAGAGTTGAAAACGAAACAGGACGCGGCCCGTCAGAAGGTAGCCGAAAACCCCGAAGACAAGGCGGCACAGCAGGCGTACAGGGATGCGCAGGCAGCCGTGGCTTCCTTTGAAGCCGAAGACCCCTTTGAGGGAAAACTCTCTCTTTCCCAGCAAGCGGCTCTTAATGACTACAACAACAAGTTGCAATTGATTGATTCGGGCGACAAGGAAACGATTCGTCAGCAGGTTCTTTTTGCAAATCCCGGCATTGACGAGAAGATGCTTGACAAAGTGACGAAGGCGGTCTTTGAACAACGCCAGAGAGCGCGCAAGGTTTACAAACTTCAGGCAGCGCAACAGGCAAGCGACCTGTTCGGGATGCTCAACAACGGTGTGCGATTCGATGACGTCCCCGACAGCAAGAAAGACAAACTAACTCCGGCGCAATTAGCCGGGTTAAAAGAGTTTGACTCGCGCAAGGCATCGGGTAGCAAGTTTTCTACCGACACAAATACGTACTGCACGTATCGCTACAACAACGAAGCGCTTGCGTCACTGGACTGGCCCGACCTGTACAAGTTTGCAGGAATCATGAAGCCAAACGACCTAAACGAACTCATTCGGCGCAAGCAGGACATCGAATCGGGCAAGCTCTCTAAAGACGACCCGAAAGGCGTTGAGTCCTCGGTGGACGACGTGCTTAAACGTTTCGGCTACTACCCCAAGAGCGGGAGCGATAAAGAACTTTATAACGGCATGAAACGTGTGATTGTTGAGCACGTTGAGGACAAGTACCGAGACCTGCCGCCAGAAAAATGGAACAGTATGGACGTGCAAAAGACCGTCGCGGCGTTTGTCGGACAGAAATTCAGCGTTCCCGGTTTTTTTTGGGGAAGAAACGAGAAAACCAT